AGTCATGTCTAATTGTTTTAATTAGAAACCGACCACGATAAAATCTATCGTAGTGAGTATCCCCCTTAACAATTCCCGTATATGGAAGATTAACTGTTACTATATCTCCAACATTTATCAACGTATTCCCATGAACTTCAATGTTTATATTGAAACCATTCTCTAATTGTATCATTTGAGAATTTCTTGATTGAACCCAATTTTCGGGATCATATCGTCTGTACGGATTGTTATTAATGTCTGTATTATGTTGAGCATCATTTTCACCAGTCTTGGATGTTGGCATCAAAAATGTTCTAGCATGAAAATCGGAAACTCTCTGATTTTTTTCATTAACATAAAGACCACTTACAAGTGGGTATTCGGTTGCTTCTGTTGTAACTCCACCAACAATATGATGTTCATTTTTAAAATTATCGTGATAATTATATATATCAGTTGTATAATTTTTACCAATGATATCATGTACTATGAGTTTTGAACCATACATTCCACTTCTATAATTTACAATATTATCGTTATTTGAAATTATAGTATAACTAAGAATTGTTTGCAAATCTTTTAATACATCTATATACCCTGTTTCATCCATATTTGTGCCAGGAACATATGTAGTGTATTCTAATTGTGATGTCACATTGTACAAACTTGCGAGAGTTCTGAAGTTGAATCCCTTCAAGGTTTCATAAAATAGATATGTAGATTGTCCTTTAAATGTAGAAACTGCTTGTTTTGTAGCTAATTTAACAACATCTAAAGGTCTGATATTTGGAGAAACAAATTTCTTTATGCCCGCACTTGGTTCTATAACTACATTTTTTTTAGTGTCTAGATAAGAATTATCCGTTAACATTTTTTTAACAATATCAGACCAACTTGCTGTTAAACTTTGCGTAACTTTAAGTCTTTGGTCCTTTATTAATTCCTGACTTACAAAATTTAATGAATATATTTGAATATGATTCTTTACCTTTTCTCTAGCTGCTAGAGAATGTACTAAAAATACATTTTCAGAAAAATCTATAACTCCCTCACCCGCTGCGGTGAAGCCTGGAGTTTTAATTTTAAGATAAAGATATTCTTGACCAATAATGGGACCATGTGACACCATATTTACCGAATCTGACACGACAATTGAGCCACTAACTGTTAATGAAGATATATCTTCAAAAAGAGTTAGTCCTATGATTGATGTTTTAAGATTAATGAGCATACCAGAAGAGGTAATAAGTTCACATCTTTCAATCTTAAATTCACCGGCGTGTTGTAAACCCTCAGCCATTATGAAAAATCTTCCTTCATCAATTGTTCAAACTCTTCTATGAAAGTGCCAATATATTTTGGATCAAGTAATCTAATTTGTCTTTTCTCATCTTCTAGAGCCACTTCATATTCATAATTAGTGATAGCAGTAGCAGAAGGATAATCTGTATTAACTGTACCTACATCAATTTTAAGGGTGGTATCACCAGAAGTTTGCGTTGTCTCATAATGATGTACTGCATCAATATTATCATATTTGTCGTTAATATATGCTTGGAATTGGTTTTCATTCAATGGCCATTGGTGATATCTATCAGTGATATTATTTACCATTAAAATCACCCAATGAAGTTCTGAATCATCATATAATTTATCAGCAATTTCTTCGGGAGTTTCACCACTACGAATATCATAAGTGTCAAATAATAGTACGTTACTCCTAATCTTAGTTCGCAGGCCTACACGCCGCAATAAATTTGTTGCAAATTTAAAATTACCCTTTCCAACAGAATCATACATAATGACAGGAAAATTTTCAAAATACATGATTAAAACCCTGCTTCAACATGAGCTTTACTCATAATATTAAATTCAGTAAAGTTTAATGCTATTTTAGTTGTCTGCGGCCGCCCCCCAGCATACCCAGTAAATCTTTCTGCGCCATAATCTACATCCATACTTTGAAGAGCACATGTTGAAATTTTATTAAGATGAGTATTTGCTTGATGTCTATACATATATCTTATGTTAAAATGATCAGGTATTGTCATTTCTCGTACACCATCAACACCACTAGTAAAACTATTTGCAAAATTCGGCATCATATGTTTTTTAAATGTAAATACAATGTTCTCTACAGTCATAGCTTCCTGTTCACTCTTGGGTATAAATGTAAATGTATAACTAAATGATCTACGACCCATTCCTTCAAACATCAATTCCATTCGTGGAGTTTTAATTTGACCTCTTTCTATTGCAATAACAGTATCTAGACCTCCTGGCGCCTTCTCCATTACCTTTTGAGCTATTCCGGCGCCGGCGCCTCCAACAGCAGATTTTGCTCCTGATATAAGTCTCTCCGCCAGCCCGCCTTGTTGTTGTTGAAATGCTTTTACAGCTGCACCACCAGTTTCTGCCATTAACCCTATTTCTTGTTCTCCATATTTTACATCATATCTAACTTGAACAGAGGGGGGCATATAAAGAGCAATCACAGTATCTAATCGTGTTGTACTTTTTTTCTTCATTTGAATGGAAGAATTCACCAGACCAGCATGTTCTAGTCTATCGTACCATTTTTCGGGTGGTGGAGTTTGATCCCTACCTTGTTCGGGCAAGGTGGTGCCACCAAACGCATCCATGTTAGCTATATGAGCGGCGTGCCGTTTTTTATTTTTTGCAGCTGAAAGTTGGCCTTTGTTTTGTCCTAAAATTTCAAACATAATCCAATGACCCTGATCTTTGTCGCCCAAACCTTCTGGATATGATAAAGTTTTTGTAGTATGTTTGCTAGGGGTTGGGGCTGACTGAAGTTTCTTCGGAGCGGATTGGATTGTATTGCCTTTACCGCCTCGAACTGGTATTAATGAATCACTGTATGTGCGGCCGCCCTCACCAGTATTTCCCTGCGCCCTATAAGCCTGCTGGGCGAATTTGCGTTCCTGTTCCGATCCCATGTTTTAATATCCTTATATATATTATTTAGTAGTAATGTCTTATAAAGGTCGATACATATCAAAGAACCCCAAAAAATATAGAGGTGATCCTCAAAGGATCACTTATCGTTCTTTATGGGAACGCAAATTTATGGTATATTGCGATACCAATAAATCTGTTATTGAATGGGGTAGTGAAGAAGTCATTATACCCTATTTATCTCCTTGGGATGGTAGAATACACAGATACTTTCCAGATTTTTATATTAAAATAAAACAGCATGATGGTTCTATTAAGAAATTTATCATAGAGGTTAAGCCCAAAAAACAATGCTCTCCACCACCCACACAACCAAAAAGAAAAACTAAAAAATGGTTTAATGAAGTTAAAACATGGGGTATCAACGAATCAAAATGGAAATATGCAATTGAATGGTGTAATAATAATGATATGGAATTTAAGATTTTAACTGAAGATCATCTTAACATTACATATAAATAGTCATATGGCAGTATCAAAATTCATACAAGCAGTCAAGGATGAAACTAGGGGGCGACCAAGGTCAACTCAATGGTATAGAGATAAAATCAAAGAATTTGGTAAGCCTAGCGCTCAGAAATTACTTCGGGATGGTAAAAGAGATAATAAACCTTTCTATGGCAAATTAAACATGTTTTTTTATGATCCCAAGTTCAAGAAGAAGCTCCCGTATTACGATACGTTTCCTCTCGTACTGCCCTTAGAAACATACAATGATGGATTTTTAGGAATAAACTTTCATTATCTTCCTATAATATTGCGTGTCAAATTGCTTGATGCATTAGTGGACTATACCAATTCAGAAGATTTTACAGATATATCAACAAGAATGGTAGTAGATTATAATAAATTAAAAAGTATTAAGTTAATTCGACCAACTATACATAAATATCTATCAGGATATACTAAATCACAATTTCGTAGAATTGATGCAGATGAATGGACAATTGCAACATTGTTACCAGTACAGCGATTTAAGAAAGCTTCTGAAAAAGAAGTTTGGAGAGAATCTAGGAGTATGATCTAATGGCTTTAACTAACTTTGCACAAGGTAACACACCATTTAATA